TTTAGAAGTTGCTTTTGACAATGTTTGTAATATGAATTGTGTTATGTGTGATAGTCACTTTAGCTCTCGATGGGATAAAATTTATAGAAATAATAAAGAATTTTTAAATAATTATGATATTGGTAAGGTATTTAATAATCCACCTTCAATATATGATAATATTATACGCTTATTAGAAAATAGTGATATATCTAGGCTTCATACAATTAAACTTATGGGCGGCGAGCCCATGTATAGTAAAGCTTCGTTAAAATTTTTAGAGTGGTTTACTAATAAAGATGTAAGTAACATTAGATTATTGTTTAATACTAATGCTACAATATTTCCTACGAAATACTTAGATTTATTTAAAAGATTTAAATATGTTATTCCAGAAACTTCGATCGATGGTGTTAATGAAATTAATGATTGGGGAAGAAATAGTGACACACCTTTTAAAAAAATTGAAGAAGTAGTTGGTTTATGGAATGAATATGCAAAACAAAATAATAATATTGAATTAAGAAACTCAACTACACTTACTTTAGTAAATATAGAACATCTTGGAACTTTGTCAAAATGGTTAAGTAACTATGATCAGTTTGCATTTAGAACAATTGGAATTGCTTCAACTGATTACATATCACCCTTAGCAACTTCAAGAAAATTTAGACAACAATTATGGCAAGAGCAGAATATCCTTTATGATGATATGAAACTGTATAGAAAGCATGAAGTATTTTTAAATAGTAAACAAAACAAAGATTATCCGATAAAAAATATTATTGATTATATTGAATGGTATGATACGTTAAACAAAAACAAATTTAAAGATATAGCACCAAAAGCATGGGAAGCAATAAATAATAGTTTATAAGGAGAACGAACAATGTACGAATATGGAGTTGTTATTACAAGAGTTGTTGATGGTGATACTGTTGACATAGATATTGATTTAGGATTTGGCGTTTGGTTAAAAGGTGAAAGAGTTAGATTGCATGGTGTAGACACACCTGAATCTCGTACTCGAGATGCTGAAGAAAAAAAATATGGATTAGCTGCAAAAGAATATGTACAAGAATATTTAGGTGCAGAAGTTATTCTTGGAATATCTCCAGCTAAAGCTATTTTAAGAACAAAACAATATGATGCAAAAGGGAAATTCGGTAGAATTTTAGGTGATTTGTATGTTGATGGAAAACCATACACTCTTTGTGAAGGACTATTACGCAATCATCATGCAGTAGCATATCATGGACAATCAAAAGAAGATATTGAAGAAGAACATTTAAAAAACAGAGAATTGGTTAAACTTAAAGAATAAATTAATTATTTTTTTATTTAAAATGAAAAAAAATAAAAAATAATTTTTATGTGTACAAACGCATAAAAACGATATATAATACTACCAATTAATAAATTAAGCAAATATACAGGAGAGTTTAATGGCAACAGCACATGTTGACACACGACAGTTTTTGTCGGAAACAAAATTTTATGAAGGTTACTCTCGGTACATAGATGATGAAAAAAGATACGAAACTTGGGATGAAGCCGTAGACCGTGTTATCAACATGCATGCCGGAAACTATAAAGAAAAGGGTAATGAATTAGGACCCTTTCTTGATGAAGCTAAAGAAGCTTATAAAGAAAAAAGAGTATTAGCAGCTCAAAGATCACTTCAGTTTGGCGGTGATCAATTGTTAAAACACCAAATGAGAATGTACAATTGTACATCATCTTATGCAGACAGACCAGAGTTTTTTGGTGAAGTATTTTATATTTTGCTTTGTGGTGCAGGTGCTGGTTTTTCGGTACAAAAACATCACGTTGCTAAAATGCCTAAGATTGCATTAAGAACTAAACAAGCAAAAGGTTATATTGTAGAAGATTCAATCGAAGGTTGGGCTTCTGCTATCGATGTACTTATGGCCTCCTATTTTGTAGGTGGAGGTAAGTATCCAGAATTTGAAGGTCGTAGAGTATTTTTTGACCTTACTCAAATTAGACCAAAAGGTGCAAAGATTTCTGGTGGCTTTAAAGCACCAGGACCTGAAGGTCTACGTAGATCATTAGATAAAATTGAGCACCTACTTCAAACAGCAGTTATTGATCAAAAAGAACCTATTCCACTCAAGCCAATTAATGTATATGATATTACTATGCATGCCGCAGATGCGGTTTTATCAGGTGGCGTAAGAAGATCAGCAACTATTTGTTTGTTTTCTCCAGACGATGAAGAAATGATGAATGCAAAAACCGGTAACTGGTTTGTTGATAATCCGCAACGTGGAAGATCAAATAACTCAGCAGTTATCGTTCGTGATGAAGCCGATAAAGAACAGTTTGCCAAACTAATGGAATCTGTTAAATCATTCGGTGAACCTGGATTTGTATTCGTAGAATCGACTGAACATACAACAAATCCTTGTGTCGAAATTGGTATGTTTCCACAGATTGATGGTAAGTCAGGTTGGCAAGGTTGTAACCTAACTGAAATCAATGGTGGTATGTGTAAGACAGAAGAAGACTTTTATAAAGCATGTCGTGCAGGTGCTATTCTTGGTACAATCCAAGCTGGTTATACTGATTTTAAATTTTTAGGTCCAACATCTAAACAAATTTTTGATCGTGAAGCACTACTTGGTGTGTCTATCACTGGATGGATGAATCAACCTGACATTCTTTTTAATCCAAAAGTCTTGGAAAAAGGAGCAAAGATTGTCAAAGAAGTCAACAAAGAAGTCGCTGCGATTTTGGGGATTAACCCTGCTGCTCGGACTACCTGTGTTAAACCTTCTGGTAACGCCTCTGTATTACTCCAAACAGCTAGCGGCATTCATGCTGAACATTCCCCAACATATATTCGAAATGTTCAAATGAATAAAGAATCTGAAATCACTCAAGCAATTATGAAATCAAATCCATACATGGTTGAAGAGTCTGTATGGTCAGCATCTGGAACAGATGTTGTTGTGTCTTTCCCAATCATTCCTCACAAGGGATCTTTAATGAAAGATGAATTGCTTGGTGTAACACATTTAGAAAAAGTAAAATTAGCTCAGAAACATTGGGTTGTTGCTGGTACAAATGAAGAGCTTTGTGCAGACAAAGGTATTCTTCATAACGTATCAAATACAATTATTGTTGATGATTGGGCTGAAGTTGAAAAATACGTATTCAAGAATAGACATTCCTTTTCAGGTATTTCGTTCTTATCAATGAGCGGAGATAAAGATTATAATCAAGCTCCAAATACAGCAGTTGTAAATGCTAAACAAATGGTAAAACTATATGACGAGGCAGCTATTTTTGCATCTGGTCTTGTTGTTGATGCACTCAAAGTTTATAATAATTTATGGGATGCTTGTTCAACCGCTCAAGGATATGGTATAGATATTTCGGTAGAAAGTTCTGAAAATTCAGCACGTAAAGATTGGAATCGTAGATTTCAAAACTTTGCAGATAATTATTTAAAAGGTGACGTTAAAAAGGCCGAACATTGTTTAAAGGATTCTTATCTATTACATAAGTGGAATAAGATCCAGGCTAATTTAAAACCTATTGAATGGAATACTGGATTGACAGCTAAAAAATATACAGATGTGGATACTTTAGCCGCAGCCGCTTGTGCTGGTGGAGCATGCGAAATCGACTTCTGATGGAAGTCGAATCACCTTGCATTAAAGTATGTACTATAAAAGACGGTATATGTGTTGGTTGTTATAGAACCGAAACTGAAATCCGTGAGTGGTTTTATGCTACTAACGAGCGAAAAGAACAAATCTTAAAAAGGATTGCTAAATGAACCAGTACAAACTTGAGTGTTTTGAATGTGATGACGAAATAACAGTTGCCTGTTCTACGGACATACCTGCATTTTGTCCATATTGCGGAGGTAGCGAGATAGAGGTTATTAAATATGAAGAGCCTCTTAAATGGGAGTCTGACGAAGACGACTAATATATATTTGTATGTGGTTATATAATGAACAACAATATAATAATACACCAGAAGACTATCAAGGATTTGTTTACGTCATCACAGAGTTGGATACAGGCAAAAAGTATATCGGTAAAAAGAACTTCTGGAAGCCTAAAACCTTGCCCATCACTAAAACACGCAAGAGACGAGTACGAACGCGTGTCGAATCTGATTGGCGAAAATATTATGGTTCAAACAATACCGTTAAAGAATTGGTGGAATCTAAAGGAGAACAAAACTATAAAAGGGAAATCCTAAAATTGTGTAAGACAAAAGGAGAAATGTCTTATTACGAAGCGAAACTTCAATTTGAGAATGATGTTTTATTATCGGATATATATTATAATGAGTTTATCGGATGTAAAATACATTCAAAGCATATAAGGAATAAATAGTATTATGTTAAATGTACATGAAGTAATTGATCAAGTGAGAAAAGCCCGCACTAAAGATAAAAAGGTTGCACTTCTAAAAAAGCACGAAACTTGGGCTTTAAAAGATATTCTACGTGGAACATTCGACACTACAGTTGAATGGAATCTTCCAGGTGGAGAACCGCCATACACCCCATCTGAAGCATATTCAGCACCAGCAAATTTACTTAAAGAGCATAAAAATTTTGTATACTTCGTAAAAGGTGTGCGAGAATCTAATCGCCTAACACCTGTCAAACGCGAAAGTATATTTCTCGGTTTGATAGAGGGTATTGACCCTGAGGACGCCAAGCTCGTCATTAATATGATAAACAAAGAAAAACCTAACGGAATCACTCGACCAGTGATTGAGGAGGCGTTTCCTGGATTACTGCAAGATTGATTCATAACCATGGAGCACTAAATGCCAGCATTACAACTCGAAAGACTTTTAAATGACATT